CGGAAGGGCTTACAAAGTTTGAAATTGCGACATGCAGGATTGTTAGTCCCCGCGATCCGGATGAAGAGCAGATTGAAATTATTAGTGCGAATTCATACCGGACAAAAGATATCGCGGATATCTTGGAAGAAGAGAAGCGTCTGAAGCTGTCTTTAGAACGCATTCGGGAAAATGGCGGGCAGATTGAAGGGTATGACCTAAGATCCGGAAAGACAAGGGATATCGTGGCATCTAAGATGGGAATGTCGAGCACGAAGATTGCACAGATAGAGGGGATCAATAATAATCTGATCAAGGAATTTAAAGATGAACTGACAAAAGGGAGGATAACCTTCTCTGCTGCTTATGAGTTGTCCGGAATGGAAGAACCAGCGCAACAGTTAATATTGAAATCATACAAGTCAACTGGAAGCCTTACACATAGGGAAGTGAAAGCCATAAAAAAGGGGGAAGTGGAGGTTAAGGCAGAACCAGCGGGATCAGGATCAGAGCCAGTGCCGGCATCAGAAATAATCACGGAAAAAGTGTCAGAATCTGACACCAGAAAATATGTATCCTATGAGGAGGCATCAGTTGCATATGGAATGGAGAATCCGGAAGAAGCGAGACCTAAAAGTGAAAGGTGGCGGCAGTCGCAAAGCCCGGAACAACGGCCGGGAGACGATTACGAACCCCCGCATCCGGAAAGTATTACTTCCTTGTGCTATTCATGCAAGCGGTATTCTGATTGCAATGTAAAAACGGGGACATGCAGGAAGTGCGACCAGTATATCAATAAGGCAGAAGCGGAGAAGACAGAAGAACAGAGATATTCCGAAGAGCAGGACCGGATAGACCGGGAGACAAGAAAGAAGCTCCGTGAGAGGGCAGAAGAAGAAAAAATGAAGAATCTTCCATCGGATACGCAGAAAGATAAAAAGGGCTTCCACCAGATCAAGACAGCATCTCAGTATTTTATGCCTGTATGCCTCGGGCAGAAGCCGTTTGAATTGAGAAAGAATGACAGAGGCTATAAGACAGGCGATATGTTGGAGATGCTGGAATACAAAGATGGAAAATGCACCGGGCGTGCTGTAAGAGCGAAGATCACATTCATTCTTGAGGATTATACAGGACTGAAGGATGGTTACTGTATCTTAGGGATAAATGTCGCGACACAATGGTACTATGCAAAAGAAGAGCGAGAGCAGCAGGATGATGGAGAACAGCGGATATAGGAGGAAAAAATGGGAAAAATATTTTCGTCAAGAATGTCTACATGCAGATATTGTGGAAGACGGATTGTCTGGAAAGATACAAGAGCCGGGAAGAAAATGCCGTGTGATCCAGAGGTAATCTGTTATGTAATACCCGAAGATGGAAAGGGGAGAGAGAAGATACTGGCACAGAACGGAGATATAGTCTCTGCTGACCGGGTATATGGCAGAGAGGGGGCACAGATAGGTTTTGCACCGCACTTTGCAACATGCGGAAAGTCCGGAAGAAAAGAACGTGATTAAATTATAGCGGGAGAGGGGATGTAGTGAAGGCGATTTTTAAGTATCCTGGAAGCAAATGGAGCATTGCGAAATGGATCATCGGGTTCTTCCCAGACCATCACAGTTATCTGGAGCCCTTCTTTGGGAGTGGGGCAGTCCTGTTTAATAAGCCTCGAAGCAATATCGAAACTGTAAATGATTTGGATGGAAATGTGGTAAATTTATTCGAGTGGATCCGCAAGGATCCGGAGCGATTGGCTCATGAGATTTATTATACACCTTATGCCAGACAGATCTATGAAGAGGCGTTTACAGCGATACCGGAGGACAGCTTCGAGAGAGCGGTAAATTTCTATATAAGGCTAAATATGGGGCATGGTTTCCGAACGAACGGAGAAAAGGTAGGCTGGAAAAATGATGTACAAGGCCGTGAGCGCGCCTATGCATCACAGGACTGGTGCCATATTCCGGAAAAGATTATGCAGGCGGCTGAGTGGCTCAGAGGTGTACAGCTTGTTTTCATGTAACGGGACGTCTATCTGCTGAGTCATGGGAAGTATTAGGGGATTGTTGTGTTATCGGGAATATTTTTGACAATCCCGAATTAATGAACTAAATGGAGGTTTAAAAATGTATGACAGATAAACAACTAAAAGTAGCAAATGAGAAGATGGAGGAAATCCAAGAGTTAGAGCAATTCATCAGGGCGTTCAAAGAGCCGTATATGAACTGTATACGCGCATCAGCATTTGGATCGAATAGCAAAGATTGTAGTAGGCAAATGCTGATAAATTCCAATTCAGTATTGCATAATCTGATTTTGGATCACTGTAAATCGGAATTGGAGCGTTTGAAAGAAGAATTCAAGAACATATAGAAGCCGAAGGTGGCAGCAGTCAATAACAGTGAACCTTGATAACTGAATATAGATTAACAGTATACGGATTAAAAATATCAATTTTCATCTTGACAAGTTTGCACGTGCATGGTACATTAATGACATAAAGTTTGCACGTACAAACAAAAAAGAAAGGATGTGGTAAGGTGTCTCCATTGAAAAAGGGGCAAAAACTCACTGACAACCCTAAAAATGTAAGGCTGGATTTGCGATTAACTAAATCGGAAGCGGAGGATTTGCAGTATTGCGCCGAAAAGTTAAACACAAGCCGAACAGCTGTTATAAATAGAGGGGTGAAAAAAATAAAAGAAGAAATCGACAAAAAATAAGAGTTGCCCTCCGTGGAAAGATCGCAACCCTTATCAAAACAACTTCCAAAGGGAAATTGATATTGCTTATCGTATCATTTTCCTTGGAAAAATTCAAGAAAAAGGAGAAAGATATGATAAAAAATGACGTTTTACAGACTGTATTTGAACTGTGGGTAAATAGCGAAGAATATAAAGAGAATAGTGCATTGGAAAATGAATGTTATGAAAGGAATAAAAAAAGAGTAAAACGCACCGTTGGGGAAGACATATACGATAAAATCAGTGATGATATTATTGATTTGGCTTATGATGCGGAAATGGCCGGATTTGACAATGGTTTTCGGTATGGAATCATGTTCATGAATGGCATACTGAAAGGTGGAGATAGAGTATGAATGACATGCGGATTTTTAACAATCCTGAGTTTGGAGAAATAAGAGTAATTGCAATCAACGGTGAACCTTGGTTTGTTGGCAGAGATGTTGCTAAAGCCCTTGGATATGCAAGGCCAGATAATGCGGTTATCACTCATTGTAGGCACTCCCTAAAACAGGGAGTACCTAGCTTGCAAAGCAAAAACAAGCAAGTTGAAGCCACGATTATACCAGAGGGTGATATGTATCGTTTGATTTCCAAAAGCAAGTTAAAGAGCGCAGAACGGTTCGAAGAATGGGTATTCGATGAAGTTCTTCCAACGATTCGCAAGACGGGACAATATGGACAAGAGAGACTTCCTATAACGATAACCGAACAGATACAGATTATTGCACACGGTCATGGCGAGTTGAGGTTTGAAATCAACAGTGTAAAGAAGGAATTAGAAGATTTAAAAAATGATATGCCAATACTTGGTATAGAGGAAACCAAGATTAGCAATGCGGTTAGGAGAAAAGGTATTGAGTGTCTAGGTGGTAAGGAGAGTAACGCGTATAATGATAAGCGCCTTAGAGGACGGTTATATTCTGATTTACATAGACAATTACGACGCGAATTTGGAGTAAGCACATACAAAGCAATCAAGCGCAATCAGGCTGATATGGCAATAGCAATTATTCAGAATTATATTCCTCCGCTTGTGATTTCTGAAACTATCAAAGCAATAAATTCACAGCAAAAATTAGATATTAGTTAATTTCATATCTATTTAGCCATGGAAACTGTTGATCTATATTCGGTCAACAGTTTTTTTGTAAAAAGAATCATATAAGCCGAAGGTGGCAGCAGTCAGCGGGAACTTTAAGAGTATAAGAAAAGGATCAGGGAGGGGACGTAAGTGCCGGATGTAAGACCAATTAACAAAAAGAAATACGAGATCAGCAAGCATCGCTTTCTGGAGCTCTATCACTATTGTATGCAATACAGTGAATGGATAGATGAGCTGAACGTCATGACAGATACAGTGAAGGGAATGGCGAATATAGAAGGTTCACGAAGCAGCGGGGAATCGGGAAGCGCAACGGAACATCTGGTTATCCGAAGAATGAAGCTTCAGGAGAAATGCGCGCTCATAGAGCAGACAGCCATAGATGCAGATCCGACACTATATTCATATATTATTGAGGGAGTAACAACAGAATATGCCACATATAAATACCTAAAACAAGTGAAAGATATTCCGTGCGGAAAGGATATGTATTATGACAGAAGAAGACGGTTCTACTGGCTTTTGTCGCAAAGAATTTAAAAAATATTTTAAAAGAGCCGTAATCACAGGACAGAATTCTGTGGTATTATGATATCGTCGAAAAAAACAAAAGATAAGACAAGATACAGAAGATAAATACAGAGAGGTACAAGAGAAGATAGAAGCAGGAAGGGACAGCAGTCAGTAATGGCAGGCTGTCTCTTTTTGATAACATCCGTCCATTCAACCAAAGGAAGATGATATGAGAAACTTTTACAGATCAAAGGCTTGGATTGCAAAGCGGGAACGCATCCTGCGAAGAGATGAATACCGATGCCAGGAGGCAAAGAGATACGGCAAGCACAGAGAAGCGGTGACAGTGCACCATATATACCCGATAGCAGAGTATCCAGAGCTTGCACTGGTGGATTGGAACCTGATCAGTCTTTCAAATGAATACCATAATAAGATGCACGACCGGAACACCGGCAAGATCACCAGTGCAGGACGTTACTGGCAGAGGAAACGGCAGAAACAGTTTGAAAAATTTTACGGGAAGCCCCCCCACCTGTGCAGTTAAAAAAATGAGTGCGGGATAATCGGCGTAGAGGGGTTCTTCCAATAGAGCGGAGCTGTGAAAAAATTTTTTCCGCAGAAAAGAGGTGAGCCAGAATGGCGAAAAGCGCGCCCGGAAGGGAGAGCATTAAGAAGCGTACCATAAAGTACATGCAGGAGCTTGGGACCTATAAAACCCAGTATAATCAAGTGATTGAGGTATATGCGGATATGCTGTACCAGTATAACATCTTAAGCAGGAAGTTTGAGGACGGTGATTTCGAAGCGATGGTGGAGACTGAGAAAAGCAGTGGAAAAAAGTCGCCCATTTTGGCAAGCCTTGAGACATTGAGAAAGGATATCGGGACGTATTCTGACAGGCTGATGTTAAATGCAAAGACATACAATGCGGAGATTGAACAGCCGAAGAAGGAGAAGTCCGCCTTTGCTCAGTTCTTAGAGGGGCAGAAGAGATAGTCCGTGAACGTATCAAAGATAAGATCTCCGCATTTTGATACGGCAGTAAAGTATGCTAAGAAGATTGCATCGGGGAAAGTTCTGGCGAATCAAGAGCGGATCCTGGCATGTCAGAGATTTCTTGACGACCTCAAGCGAAGGGACCTGGATTTCAGGCAGGATCAGTTTGATTTTGTGATAGACCTGATAGAGGGGACAGTCCACCATGTCCGTGGTGAGGACGGCGAGGGACGAAGCCTTAAGGGCGTGCCGATGCGGCTTACAGAATGGCAGAAATTCATATGTGTCAACCTTTTTGGATTCTTCAGGAAGGGGACGAACATCAGGCGTTTTAACGAAGCGCTTATTTTTTTGCCGAGAAAGCAGGGGAAGACCTCCTTCAGCGCCGCCCTTGCCGAAGCCAAGAGTATTCTGGACCGGGAATCTGGTGCAGTTACCTATATCGTTGCGAATTCTGTGAAACAGACAATGGAAAGCTTTTGTTTCTTGAAAGATAATGTGTTGCCGATGAAGAGCGATGTTAAGAATCTTCGCGTCAGGGACAATAATCAAGAACACTCCATAAGCATCGACTTCGGTGACGGGACGGCAGATATCTACGCGATTGCGAATCAGGAGGAGAGGCTGGATTCCCTTAACTGTAACTGCCTGATCCTGGATGAGCTGCATTCCTGGAAACGGGCGGGCGCAAAGAAGTATATCCTGATGAAAAACGCCATGAAGGCTTACCGCAATAAGCTCCTGATCGGTATATCGACCGCCGGAGACATACCGAACGGGTTCCTGGCCAACAGGATCAAGGTGCTGCAAGGCGTATTGAATGGTTCAATTAAGGAGAAAGCATATGATTCGTATTTCATTTTCATATGCAAGGCGGATCAGGATACAGAAGGGAATATCGTAAACAGCAAAGGGGAGATTGCCGGGCTGAATGATCCAGAGGTCCTTAAGATGTGCACACCGTCCATAGGCGTAACAGTGACGTTGGAGGATCTTATAGACGATGCAGATCAGGCAATATGTGATCCACAGCTCAGGACAGAGTATCTGAATAAGACACTGAACATATTTACGAATGCGCTGGCGGCCTATTTTGATATAGAGGAATTCCGCGCATCGGATCAACAATATGACTGGACGCTTGAACAGCTGGCAAAACTTTCGATTGCATGGTATG